TTTTATCCACGTTCCCGCCGCACTCGACCTCAAAAAAGCGCGGGCTATCCTTCAGCGGGTAGTAGTGCAGCACATCCAGCGGGTTCTCGCAGGCGTGCATACCAGCGCGGCAGCAGTCAGCCTCGTCCTCATGGTAGGTCTTGCCCACCTCGTACTGCTTGCCACGGCACATCATGTTTTTGTTCATGGCCTTGTAGGCGATGATCTTCTCACTCATGCTTATACCTCCTTAACAAACTTCCCGGAGGTGGTGGTGTTCCTCTGGGCAACAGCTGCGGCAAACAAGCTGGTCTGGCCGTTGGTCTGCTGGATCAGCATCACGGTGTTGGTGCTGGGCTTCCAGCGCTGGATGTACTCCACGGCTTCATCGAAGCGCTTGCGGGGGATGTTGCCCACGCTGTTCACCCGGAACCAGTCCTGCACATCGTGGTTGCACTCGCTGTACACCTTGCTGCGCACGTGGTTGTCAATGTAGGCCGGGGTGTCCTCGCCGCCAAGCGCCCCAATGACGGCCCGGCTGATGGCCTTGCGCAGCACACGCTGCTGGTTGTAGTCCACCGTCATGGTGTTCTCTAGCGCCGTGAGCCGCTCTTCCTGCCGCTGGGTGCGGTTGTCCAGCATAAACAGCGCCTGCATCTCCTTGCTGAGCTTGGGCATCATGTAGCTGCCAGTCTTGCGCAGGGTAGGCAGCACCTCGCTTGTCACCCAGCGCTTAAACCGCACCGCCCCTTCCAGCTTGCTGCCAAAAATCAGGCTGTACAGGCCGGACTCGTTGATAACGGTCACTTCCTGACTTCCTCCAAGGGTGTCACATTTCGTTACCCCCTTGTCCTGCTCGTCAACGTGGTCAATCAAAGCCTTGCGATGATTGCTGTAACCCAGCGCCGCCGCCACGTCCTTGCCCACGAACCACGGCTCGCCGTTCTGGTCTACCGTGCGGATGTCCCCAAACTCGGGGCTTGTGAAAATTTGAATGTTTGCCATGCTTAATTTTTTTCCTCCCTGATTTTAATAATGTCACTCACGGCGGTTTCCATTTTCTCACGGATGCCGCGCGGCTTGCGCTGGCCATTCAGGATCATCGAGCAATAGCTCTTTGTCCAGCCCAGATGAGCGGCAAGCTGTTCCAGCGTGACTTTGTTGTTGTGCATTCGGCCAATCAATCGGCCAGTCCACGGTTCAGGCACTCTTCCACCTCCCTGTTATGTGTTAATAAATTGACAACGGCGCACCGATTTGTTATACTGTTCAAGCCTTAGATACTGGCAAGAAAGGAAGTTCGATGCAAATTGAAGGACTTTTTGAACCAGCCTGTTCCAGACACGAGCAAGTGCGCAATGCCTAAGGCTGAAAAATTCAGCGGAACCGACCCGCTAAAGTGAGCGACGTACCAATAGAACTGTAAGTCGCTTTTGCAGCCCCGGCGTTACTTTTGCGGCGCAAATGCCCGAAAAAGATGTGCAGACGAGCAAGTTTGCATTACCGCCTGGGTGCAGGTGCGTTCTGGTGACAAATCGGTGAAAAGTCTGTCTGTGAAGCGACCACAGGCAGATTTTTTCTTGTCGCCGTGTCAAAATACTGTTGCAAATGTTCACAAAACGTGCTATTATGTAATTGCAAGGTTACCAATAGCATTCGGACGCCCCGATTTCTGCTCGGGCGTTTTTCGTGTTGCGTTTGTTCACAATCAGTGTCTGTATTATAGCGTAAACAAACGCAACAGTCAATAGATTTTGTTGCGTTTGTTGCTTATTTGTAGACTTGCACAAAAACGGGGGTGGTGTTTTGTTCTATTTGAACTTCGTTCGCCTTTGCAATAGCATTGGCAAGTCGCCATCTGCCGTAGCAGAGGATATGGGGCTTCAGCGCTCTTCTGTAACAAGATGGGCAAATGGAAGCGCCCCGCGAAAAGCAACCGTTGAAAAAATCGCAACCTACTTTGGAGTTGATTCTAAAGAGCTGACCGGCGAAAGCGAGCAAGGCAAAAGCGAGCAAAAAGAAAAGCCCAGCACCCCGGAGGGTGATGGGCTGGATGAACAAGCAAAGTCTTTTGCAGAAAAGCTTATGCAGCTGGATGAACCTACGCGCACGCTATTTAATAGTATGCTAGATGCAGCGATAGCTGAGAAACTGAAGAAAAATGGTTGACCTGAAGCGGGAAGAAGAAGCGCTCGATTTTCTTCTTAATATTTACGAGAAGTGCCCGACAGCGCCGGACACTCCGACTCCCGTTTTTGCGGAAAAGTTCAAAGCGGATGCCCCGGTGCTTGCAGATCTGATGGTTTCGGATGGTCTTGTCGAGATACAGCGCAAAGTCCAACAGAAAGACAACGGTGCTGTCGTGGTGCCGTGCATGATTCTGACCGCTAAGGGGCGAACCTACTTCCTTGAACAACAAAGAAAGCAGAGAATCAGCCGCAGACAGTTCTTTCAAAGCGCTGCCATTGCGGTGATCTCTGCTGTTGTGAGTACGTTATTGACGCTTTTGGTGACTCAAAGGAGCGAAGAGTCTGAAACTTCCAGCTCATAGGAGCAAGGGTCAAGGCTGGTAACGTATACAGATCTGTATTTGCGCGGTGCTCTTGCTTCTTTGCTGCCGAGTGTAATGGAAAGGTATCCGCCAAGGCCGTCTTTAATATGGAAATGCGTGTCGGGGCACAACTCCATAAGGTCTGCTAGGGTAACACCTTTATAAGTAACTTCTGTTTTAAGGTACTCTAAAGGGATGCCGACGCACTTTTGCTCCGGCTCCTGTTTGGGATTAGACTGAAAAAGTGCAAAGTCATTGAGATTAAGGAACTCGTAAGCGAGAATCGCAAACATCGCGATAACAAACACGGCGATGATGAAAAGAAGAACATTACTCGACATTTTGCATTGCCTCCTTTAAGAGTTTATCCACGTCGATGCCAAGGGAAAGTGCAAGCTTGATTTTCTCAAGTATAACACATTCCGGGGTGTCTCTCATCAATTTTGTGCTATTTTCTTCCACTTTGTTTTCCTCCTTTGGCATTTTCTTTGATAACTTAGTTTTCCGGCAGCTGGTTGGCTGCCTATTTTTTGTATATGTGAGGTGCTTATTATGGCAAATGCCTGTCCTGTCTGCGGCGGCAAGCTGGGCCTGCTGAACCGCGAGAAGAGCGCGGACGGTCCGATCTGCGCCGGATGCAGCAACTTTTTCTTTTCAAAATTGGGCATCCGGGCAGCAAAGCAACCAACATCTGCCCTTGCGGACTACTGGGCTACACTGGAACAGCGTCGGAAGGTGTTCAAAGAAACCGATTCCGTCTATGATGGTGACGCGCTCTTTGTGTCGATTGACAAAACCGACCGTCTGTTTTGCATTGGACACCGCAGTGGTGATAAAGGCCCTCGCATGATCTACAGCTTTGATGAAGTCGCCGGTTATGAATCTGACGCGCCTGACGATCTGACGGTGACAGAGACAAAGGGCGGTATTGGCCGTGCCGTGATCGGTGCAGCTGTTGCTGGTCCTGTGGGTGCGATCGTGGGCGCTGCCACTGCCAAAACAGAGACCCGCAAGGGTCGCAGTAAGGAGAGCGTATCTATCCACTTTGTGCTTCCGCTGGGCGAAAGCAGCTTGCCGACAACGGTTTATCCCGGCGGAATGACTGCGTTTCTCAAGAGCTGCAAAGTCAGCCAGGAGAAGCCGCAGACTCCCGCTCCGGTTGCCACAAGCGCCGCCGATGAGCTTTTGAAGTTTAAGCGGCTGCTGGATATGGGAGCTGTTACGGAGGCAGAGTACAACGCCAAGAAAGCTCAGCTATTGGGCTTGTAACTTATTCACAACCGCATTATACAACTGTTGATTGTAATGCGTCAAGCGCGTTTAATCGCTCAAAAATGCGCGAAAAATTTAGCATTTGCGCTGAATCGTTGAAATTTACGCCGACTTTTTGCTAAATACGCGCGTTTTGCGCGAACAACGTGCAAAATATGTACGTTGCTATCCGTGGTTGCAAGGTTGTTGCATTTTTTGCAACAGTTCAGCGGCAAGCTCCCCACCGGGTGCGTCTGCTGCGGCCTTGAGTCGCCGGATGTCCCCGGCCTTGCGGATCACAAAAAGCCGCGCCCGAGCCTGTCCCTCTGGCGGCATATCCTCATAGCAGGCCAGCGCGGCGCGGATCTGGGTGCAAAACAGCTTCATCTTGTCCATCTTTAGTCCTCCCAAGGTTCAGGTGTTCGGGTCGTGCCGGTCAAAATGGTGGCAGGCATCCCGTCAATGATGGTCATTTTGTTTTCTTTACCGTTTCTTTGCTCGAAATCCATTTTATTTCACCTCTGTTTTTGTTCAATTTGTCCAACTTGTTTTAGATTTTACCATTTTATGGGAAAACTTGAAGGACTTCCGCTCTGTCGAGTGGCATGGGTTTTTCCCATGTCACTTTTTGTTTTTATGGCATGGAAATTTGTGAGGTTATAATTGATGAGCTACTTTACTGCGGAAAAGCTTGGTGTCGCATTGGCGCGGGCCAGAGTCGCGGCAGGCTTGAGCCAAGTCGACATGGCCCGCCGGATCAACAAGGGAAAGGCTACGATCCAGAGCTGGGAGTGCGGGGCGTCCAGCCCACCAGCTGACAAGATAATGGACTGGTTCGAGGCTTGCGGGACTTCTCCGCTCCCCGCCATGCAAGAAATGCTGCACCCAGAACTTTATAAAGAGCCCGTACAGCGCAAATCAGACGAAGAGCTGGATGAGATGCTTACAGAGTACTTTTGCACAGCGCCGCGAATTGTAAAAGAGATGGTGCTGTTTATCCTTTTGGGCCGACATGGCAGCTATCCACCGGCGGTGTTTGCTGAGGTGTGCGCAAATCTGCATACTCCCTTGCAAAACAAGGTATCCGTCTGCGGCCAAATACTGGACAATTACGAGTTCGCCGTGGCTACAGGAACAGACCCGATCCCGTGGGAAGTCCAGCCTCCGGTGAGTCTGCTGCAGTCGGCATACCAGGCGGGAAAAGAGGCCGCGAAGAGCGGCGAGGCCGACTATACCGCAAAGCGAGGTGAAGAGCTTTGAAGTGTATTCGCGCCTGCTGCCGTCGGGAAATACCGGACGATGCATCTTTTTGCCCATACTGCGGCAAGAAGCAGCCCGAAGCCGCCCCGCAGCAAAGAAAAAAGCGCCGCCGTCCAAAGGGCAGCGGCAGTGTATATAAGTTGAGCGGGACGAGGTCAAAGCCGTATGTGGCCCTGACAGCCAAGCGAGACGTTCTGGGGACGTTTGCGACGCCGGGCGAAGCAGTACAAGCGCTGGACGCTTACAACGCCCAGAACACCCCCGCAGCGCGTCTGAAATGTACTTTTGCGGATGCCTATGCCCAATGGAAAGCGCAGCCCAAATTTGACAAGCTCGGCACTGACATGAAAAAGGGTTATGAGCTGGCCTATGCAAAGGCTGCGCCGCTGTATGACCGACAGCTTCGGGACTTAAAAGCCGCAGACTATCAACAGGTGATTGACCAGATGGTGGAAAGGGGGCTCTCCCGCAGCTCCTGCGAAAAGCAGCGCACACTTTTCAGCCAGATCTGCGAGTGGGCAATGGCTCAGGACATCATAAACAAAAACTATGCCATGCTCTTGCAGCTCCCGGCGGCTACAGGCAAGGCAGAGCGCACCTTGACCGCTCAAGAGATAGAGCAAATAAGCAGCCGACAAGACGACCCGAAGCTTGGGCAGACAGCACAAATCGCAATGGTGCTGCTTTACACCGGTATGCGTATCGATGAGCTGCTCTCCATGCGCTGCGACGATGTGCATCTAAAAGAGCGGTATATGCAGGGCGGCGAAAAGACCGAGGCGGGCAAAAACCGCATTATCCCTATTTTGGACCCCATTTACAAAATCATTGCCTTTTGGATGCTTGACAGCGGCTGTGAGTGGCTGATACCGTCCAAAGCCGGTACAAAGCTGGACAAGCGCAACGTGGCTACAAAGTTTCGGGCCTTGATGCAGGAGTGCCACATAGAGGGGGTGCATCCGCATACGCTGCGCCACACGGCCAGCAGCAAGATGGTGGAGTGCGGCCTGGAAAAGACCGCCGTGCAGGCCATCTTGGGTCACAAAAATTTCTCCACCACAGCAAACAAGTACGTCTCCCACAATGACCCGGATTATCTGTTGCAAGAAATGCGAAAGATGAAGTATTGATTTGTTAGATTGTTTGTTAGATTATCACGTTCATTCATGAGGTTTTAAGGCATTTCAAGCAAAAAGAAAAACGCACGGACGATTTGTTTTCATCGTTCGTGCGTTCATTTTTGGAGCTGGTGACAGGAGTTGAACCTGCAACCCACTGATTACAAATCAGTTTTATTTTACTATTTATAGATAAAAATTTCAAGTTTGTTAGTCTTACGTTAGCTTATTAAACTTAAAAATTCAGCTTTTCAAGTTTTGGCTGCATGTAAAAATAACACATTTTGTGTCGTTTTACAATGCGGTTATCTTTCGCATGACCAACTCATACTCTTTCGGGTATGCAAGCTTTATGGCGCTCATGTGCTCATCAAGCACTTTCATCAAGCCGCCAAAGGGCGCGGCGCTGGCCGCTTCCACGAACTCGCTTTGCGGGTTTGCTTTTGTGGAGTATGCCGCCGGGTACGACGCGGGAGGCAGCGCTTGAGTCTGCATTTCTGCTGGTGCCTGCTTTTCTTCCAGCTCATTTCTCACAGTGCAGAGGACGGCAAGCTTCTCCACGCTCTGCCAGTCCGTCGATCCGCATTTCAGCTTGTGGATATGGGTGTTGATCTCGTCGATGTCCATACTTGCCGCCCTCCTCACTTATGCATTGCGCAGAATGTCCGCTGCGCGTTTGTAAGCGTCTCGCTCTGCGCCGGTGGCGTCCTGCATCATGTCCTCGATGTCAGAGATCATGCGCTCACGGCCATCCGTGCGGGAGTAATGCCCACGAACATAGTGACGGCCTCGGTTGGCATAGCTGTTGCCCCGGTTGTAACCGTTTCCGGCATCGTGGCCGAAAGTCCCGCGCATGTCAGCTTCCCACTCGCCCGCACGGCTGTACTCGCCGCCCTCGCAGTAATCCTCAATGCGGTGAATGTCCAAAATGATGTCCACGATCTCGCCGATCATCTCAACATCGCCCGGGGAACGGTTCTTTTTGTCGGTCAGCTCCATGAGCTCGTCGCACATTTCATCTTTCAGATGGTTCAGTTTATCCAGCATGGCTTTATCTCCTTTCTTATGCTACCCGCTCAACGATCAGGTTGCTGTTTGCAATGCTGACCGCCTGCGCGCTGGTGTTCTTAACCGCCACAGTCACGCAGCAGCCGCGCGGCACCTCGATGAACGCTGCCACAAAAACATTGAAGTAGTTTTCGACTGCAGCAGGTGTGACAATGGCGGTTGCGCTACTAAGCGCCTCGCCTCCGACTGCAAGCGCCACAGAGATCGCACCGACAGTGCCACCTGCAGGAATAGCGATATTTCCGCCAAAGCTTACTTTGAAAAGCGCTTTGCACTGGCTAGTAAGTCCGCGCAAGGTCACATTTCCAGCGCCTGCGCGGTGGTTGATGCAGTTCGTCCCCTTGATAGCGGTTTCGGTCAAGGGAAGATTCTGACCGGCTGCCACGGTCTGAATCGTGGTAGAGGTAAATTCAGCCATTATTCGCGTCCTCCTTTTCTGCACAGACATCCGCTTTACTTGCATAGATGTTTTTCAGCACATCCATGCAGGAAGCCGAAAAGTCCGGTCGTTCAGTGTCCAGCAAAGTCCGCACGATTGAACTGTATACGCTCAGATCCATCATGCTCATTTTGTTTTTGTCCATGCTGGCCAAATGGTCAACAAACTGCTGCTTCAAGTCTGTTACGGTCATTTGAATGCTCCTTTCATAATAAAAACGCCGAGACTTTTGCCCCGGCGCTCTGGTTTGCAAAATCAGCTCAGGGGCTGAACATTTTGATGTGGGCATTTCCATTTTGGAAACAACCACTCAAAAAGCTGTCGTGATTCGGTTATGCGCAGCTGCCGCAGCCGCAACCGGTGCCGCAGTTACCGTACTGGTAAGGTGCAGGAACCGGGAATGCGGGCACGGGGCGCGGATTGTAGTAGGCCAGCTGACCGCTCATGTAGGCCTTGAGCGTTTCGTTCTGGGCTGCCTGAGATGCCGCAAGCTGTGCTGCGAACAGCTGCTGACCCTGCTCAGCGATCTTTGCGTCCTTTGCCTCGATGCGCTGTGCGGTCAGGGCATCAAGGATGGCGCGGGCGTTCTGGTTCTGGTTGTCGATGATGTCCCGGGTGGTGTTCTGCACCGTGTTCCGGGTCTCGCAGGACTGGGTAGCCAGATTGTAGTTGACGCCCTGGATAGCAGACCGGGTCTCGCAGCAGCAATCCTGTGCCTGCATCTGCATAGCAAACAGCTGCTGCATGAAAGCGGCCTGCTGATTTGCACGGCTGATCTCGGCGGACATGAAGCCGTTACTCACGGTCTGCTGGACGCCGTTGATGAGCTGTGCCTGCTGGTAGAAGCCGTCACACATACCGTTGTTTACGCCATCGATCTTGCGTTCGATGTTGGCGAAGTCGCTGGTCAGGATGTAGCCATCCACGACGCCGGCGCCGGCACCGGCGCGATTGCCGCCCCAGTTACCGCCCCAGCCGCAGAAGATGAAAAGGAAGAGCACGATGATCCACCACGAACCATCGCCGCCAAAGCCAAAGCCGTTGCCGTTGTTGGTATTGGCGGGCTGCACCGGCATAGTCAAGCCGATGTTGTCAGAAGAAAGAGACATTTTGTACTCCTTTCGAAATTTTTGATAAAAAGTGTATCTCGACCGTGGCCACGGTTACGACTTAGTGTAAAAACTGCTGGAACTGCTGAGCCATTGCCTGAAGCTGGTTGAGCTGGTCTTGGCTCATCCGCCCGGATTGCAGGAGCTTTTGCACCTCCTGCTTTGGATCGCCCTGAAAATTAGCCTTGAACTGCTGGAACTGCTGCATCATCTGCCCGAACTGACTCATAGGGTTTGGCATGGATGATGCTTTGCCGCCGCCCAGTGCATTAAAAAGAGGATTTGCCATGATCACTTGACCTCCGTTTCGGTTTTTGTGGGCTCCTGCTTTTCCAGTGCTGCACAGCGGGCTGCCAGGGCGTCAAACTCTGCCCTGGTGACAAACTCCCCGCCGGGCTGTTGGACGGCCTGAGCTGGCATCTTAGCTGCCGTGGTGCGCTCCTTGTAATCAAAGGCCCTGAGCGGCAGCGGCATTCCGCTTGCGTCCGTGCTCTTGATGTAAAAGGCGCTGTTCTCACTATCCATCAAGAGCACGCTGTTCCCGGCGGCTACCATGTAGGCCTTTGCGCCCTCTTCGCCCTGCACCCAGATGATCGGAGGCGTGGATGGGGAGCTTTGCCCTGTCGGTTGGCTCATCATGGGCGCCTGATACCCGGCATTCTGCCGCAGCTGCGTGAGCTGGTCAGGCATAGGCTGCCCGTAGTAGTTTGGCATTTGATAGCCATATGGATTGTACGGCATCGTTTAGTCCTCCTTATACCAGTAGTAGATCGGGCATTCTGCACCGCTGTCCCAGCTGTCCCACCACTTGCCGTCGATGACGGCCAGAACGTGTCCGGAGCAGCCCAGTACATACACGCCGTGCGGGTACTCACGGGCAAAATCTGCCACGGTGTAACAGGTGGCGCAGTCCGCCTCCACCATGCGGCGCTTGTAACCCTGCTTTTGGAGGTATGCGCCCCATGTGCGGTTGGCGCTGGGCATATCGCCGAGGGCGTAACCAGTGAGCGCAAGTGCAATATACGCTTGCTCCCAGCTCCGGCCTGTGGCTGCTGCTACCGCCCGCACGGCACAGTCTCCGACGCTGCTCCCGTGGGGGTTAGGGTTAAACTTGTGCCACATGGCGCTCACCCCCTTCTATCGCGCCCAGTGTACCGCACTGGCAAAAAACGAGCGACAACGAAGGTACAACGAAGGACAAAAAGCTCGATTAGAACTAATACAACTAATACAAAATAGACAAAAAAGTAAGGCAAAGTTTGGTGACTATGTCTGTATCAGTTGTATTAGTTTTGTGGTATAATAATGGTGTCAAAGGGAACGCAAAAACAACGCAGGAGGAGCAAAAATGAAATACTCTTGGAATACAGCCCGTGGCGCAAAAATCGACCTCGACGTTGACAAAAAGGTTGTCACCGAAGAAACCATCTGGAGTGATGGCAACGAGGCCACCGTGCCGTGCCACAAATGGCAGTACACCATCAATTCCCTGTTGGTGAATGGGAAGGAGATGAAGGAGGGCGCCTACAAGCAGCAGATCGGGCGCTGGCCGGAGAACGTGCATTACGCTTTCGGCGTGTATGTGATGGCCAATGGCAAAAAGCAGCAGGCATTCGTCGAGATCCCCGATGAGATCGAGAACGAAATCTACGGCGAAGAGCGGGCCTATCAGAAAGCAAAAGTCGAAAAAGAACTTGCTGTTGGCGAAGAATACGAAAGCCATTACAACGCCGTGATGGATATGCTGAACAAGTAACGAGTAGGAGGACACTATGGAAAACAACACCATCCGAAATCTGGGCAAGCTGTACCGCTTGCTGGACGAAGCTTGCAACCCCGACCATGTAAATCAGGCAGACCTTGACAACGCAACGAGATTCCCTGTGCGTGGCGTAACGATGAAGATTACGCTGGCGCACAAGCTCCATAAAATGACCCCGGAGCTTGACAACGCCTGCGCTTACGTCCTGAAGGATGTAGACCTTGAGGACGTGGATAACAGCTTTGCGCTCAAAGCATTGCCGTTGCAGCAGCAGGGCATGTTCCAAATCGGGTATATGTCGCCCGATTACAAGACGCTTGGCGTGTCTGCCGTCAAAATCAAGGCAGCCAGAGAAAGCGCAGGATTAACCATCCGGGCCTTGGCAGAAAAAACCGGGCTGTCCACTGCAACCATTCAGCACGCAGAGTCCGGCAAGGCAGTCTCGAGAGTGTCTACCCTCGAAAAGATCGCAGCCGCTTGCGGCGTTACCATCGCTGATTTACAGGGATGAGCCGCATGATATAGCCGCCATGCGAATATCGAGTGGTTTCCGGGCGATTGCATCCTCCATGCGTGGCGTATATTCCCGGAAACGCCAGGTACAAAGTTATAAGGGACGGAGACTTGCCGGGCTTCCGTGTCCCAAAAAATAAAAAATCCCCCGATGCTCCAAACGGAACACCGGGGGTTTTCTGTCAGTTACGGTTTGCCAACGTGCATAGGGATATAAAAAGGAATAAATCGCTTCCAGCTATGGCAATGTCTAGGCCAAAACCGAACGAGATACCAATCGCCAAACAGGTGGAAAGTTGTATAGTATTTTGCAATTCTTGCAATCCGTTCTTCTTTTGTTTTAACCATTTTGCAACCCTCATATAATGGTACGCACTGTGGGGATTTTTATGCCGCCAAAACGGCAAAGTCTAAAATCAAAAGCGGAACCGCCCACAGGCAATACCGTTCTCTACAAAGGCCGCAGTCTTTCAAATCATAAATTGTATGGCGTATAATGCAAAGACGCATATACCGATAAAACCACGCCTATAAATGCACTATGCCAAAACGGAAGGACGGCTTTTAGAACGCTTGATGTCGCTCCAAAAATAATCAGAGCGAACAAAACACGGGACAAAAAGTGATATATTTTATTTGCCATAATTCATATAAAATCGTCTCCCGCATGGTATGCACTGTAAGTAGGCGGGCGGGAGACTGTATCAAATATCCCCCCTAATGCGCTTCTTTGAGAGGCCGGGTGGATTTGTTGATGTTATTATACCACAATCAATCCGTCACGACAAGAACCAGCGCAGGGCCGTTGACGCTGACCTCTGCGTCCTGATATGGCTCGACAATGGTCGTTTCCACGCCCTCGCGTTTGCGAAGCTCTGTAACAAGATTTGCGGTCGGAACATTTTCGAGGTTCACGGTGAGCTCCTTTCGTCTAGCTTTTCATCAATAACTTTCAGCCGGTAGCCTATCGCCGTCCGGCTGTAATGGGTCTGTGCTGCAATGTCCGGCAGCGGGAGCCGCTCAACGTACCGCAGTAAGGCTATCTTACGGTCTACCCTCCCAAGCGGTGCGTTTTTAATGGCGGCGGTCATCTGCTGTCGGTCAAGTCCTTGCAGCGCAGCGGGCAGCACTACGCGAGCCGCCGCCACAGGCAGCACCGAGCCAAAAAGGCTGCGGCAGCTGTCCGGCGTTGCGCACTCGAGCGGTCACGGCACGGGGATGTCCCATTTTGCCGCCGTTGGCAAAATGGTCACACACCGCGGGCCACAAAATCGGGTACGCACGCTGATCATAATAATAGCGCGGTATTTGCTCGTATGTAGTGCTTGCCATAATAATCTCCTTACTGTTTTTCCAGCGCCGCCCGGGCGCGGTCGAAGAAAAATTGAATCACGATGCCGATGGTCTCATCGGTGATGGCCCAGCTGATGAACCTGCCGTATTTGCTGGCGCTCAGAGCGGCCCGGAGCATCTTGACGACCCACGCCTTGCGCTCTGCGCCGCGCTTCGTACCCTGAATCTCCTGCTCTGCCTGCTCGATGAGGTCCAGCACCAGCGGCTTTACCGCTGCGCCATAGCCCAGCCGGACGCAGCCCAGGGCGTAAAAGATAAAGCCGCCCAGCATGAGCACGAGGGCCACAGGGGCGGGAATGACGCCCAAAATGTTATTGATTGTTGCCATGTATTACTCTCCTCTCTCTTTTTCGAGGTCTGCAATGCGGTGGTTTGCTACCTTCATCTGTTCTTCAAGCACCGGGATGCGCTGGGCGAAATTGTTGTGTGTCCGGACTTCCCGGGTCAGCTCTTCCAGCTTGGTCTCGGTCACAGCCTGCTGCTTGTCCAGTTTGGCGTCCATGCTCTGGGCGGTGTGGTTGTTGGAGACGATCACGCCGATCAGGCTCAGACCGCCGGTGATAATGGCTACGATGATTGCTTCGCTCATGCGTCCTCCCGGAGACGGGTCAGACCCTTCTTACGGATGATTTTGGGGTAGTTGATGGTGGTGACGTTGAGGTCTACGTCGCCGGAGATGCCCGGCACGCTGCCCTTGCTGGTGTGCTGGTGAGCGTTGTAGTTAAACGTCACGTTGGGCGTCTTTCCGGTGTAGTCGGCAAGCCAGACGTCCCACCGAGAGGACAGCCGAGCCATGTCCAGCTCGTACTTGTAACCGGTGTAGGTGTACAGTTGGGCGTAAAAACCCATCCGCTCCACCTGTTCCAGCGCGTAGGCAGTGAGGTTGGTTAGGTCGAGGGTGCTCATGGGTTTGAGCTTGTTTTCCTCCACATCCACCGCCACAGGCAGGGTCAGCTCCTTGCCGTAGACCGCCTGCCGCAGAAGGGCAAGCTCTGCATCTGCCATAGCCTCGCTAGTGGCGTAGGTGTAGTAGTAGACGCCCACGTCCAGCCCGGCAGCCCGGGCGTTGCGGTAGTTGGTCTCAAATGTCGGGTCGACGTACAACCCGTCCTTGCGTTTGCTCAGCTTGCTGTTGGTGGATACCGTCTTGAGCATGACGCCCTTGTAACCAGCCGCTTTGATCTTGCGCCAGCCGTCGAGGCTGATTTTGCCCTGATACCGACTCACGTCGATGTAGCGGTAGGGTGGTGCGCCCTCCCAGCCGGGAGGAGCAGCGCCCTGGGTGTCCACGGTGGACACCGGGTCAGAGATAGAGGAATCTGCCGCCCGGCAGAGGGCGGAGAAGAGGGAAGCGAAGAAGTTGAGGATGGTGTGCAACATTTTGAGACTCCTTTTTGTTTTTAAGGTTAGATAAAGCTTCCTTTAGTTAAGTAATCACATTGACTTCACTTTGCCTATGATTTTCCAACACAATTTTTCAAAGCACGCTCTGTTTGGATGCAATCTGTCAGAAGTCCATGTATCAATGTTTTTTGCATTAACTCCACCCCGATGAAACATATCAAGGATTTCTATACCATAGATTTCAGCAGTTTCAACAACGGCATTAGCATAATCTTCAAGTGTTTTTGATGTTGTTGGGTTAATTCTAAATCCCCTATCATCGACTTCCCAATCGTCGGTATTAGTTGTCAATCTCTGCAATGGTGTAATCAACAATAGTTTACAATTTGGTAGACGTTCTGATACACACTCGCATACGTGCTGAACAGCACCGTAATAAGTGTTGTTATCGTTATTCAACAATGAGCCTAATGAAATACCATTGTACCAGTCGTTAGTTCCTGCCCACACGATCATAACGTCAGCACTATCTATATTATCAACAAAATTAGCAATAGCCGTCATATTACCACCACTTTGTGCTTCTACTTCATAATTCATCCCCAAAATTTGTGCAAACATTTCTTCCCAATAGTGCATTTGGGTAAGACTATCACCAATCATTACAGCCTTTTTGCCAAACCATTGAGTTTTCAACGATTTTCTTGGGGAATTATACTCAAAATATTCGCTCATACAAGGATATTCATTTGGTACAATCATAACAGTGTCTATTTCTGTTGCAAGAAATGAGCATCTAACATATACGGCTTCAGAATCAGTAGTAGTATCAATTACGATATACCTTGCTTGTACTCCCCTAACCAAAGTAGTTCCATCTTTTTTCCATAAAGTCCATACTGGGACTGTATTTTCAAATCTATTCATGGATAAGTTTGTATAATCTTTTATCTCAATAAGACCTGTTGAGTGCTGATAACTGTTTATAATAAATTTGCCACTTATATCATACATACCTGTTAAATCTGCTTGCGATTTATCAAATAGATTTATTGTGGTATTATCAATCACAAAGTTGTTTGAAACATCATTAACTGCATTTGAAACATCATTAACTGCATTTGAAACATCATTAACAGTCTCAGACATGTATTTTACAGTCTCATAAATTGAATACTCAACACTTTCTAGTGTAATCGTAACATCATCTGACGATGTATTTGAATAGTTTTGGAAAGAAAGACCAAATTGAACACTCTTACTCCCCTTGTTATCTTCTGGAATTTCTAGCAGTATATTAATATTGGGGAAGTCTGTAATTACATTTGAACAACTAACAGCAGAACCACCAACATACGCAAAAATCTTAAATTTTTCATATTCTCCTGTTTGGGTTGTCTTGATTTTTACAAGAATCTTTTTACCTTTGATTTTATCGGCATAGATCCCCTGTACTAAATAAATATTGCTTGAACCACCAAATGAACCGCTCGGAATTGTGATTGTTCTATCACTTAGTGTTGCTCCATTTTCCAAAGTGCTTCTAAGCTGTTCAGAAAAAACAATTTCAGTGTTTATGGCACTAAGTTCAATTCTGTTTTGTATATTAACTATATCTTCCTTTAGGTTCTTCACGCTCCCATCAAGCTGCTTATAAGCATCCAGCACGCTCTCATAGCCGCTGGCGATAAACTCGCGCACATCCTTGCCCAGCACAGCCTCACGGACGCCCTTGATGGCTGCCGTCATTTTGCTCACAATCTCATCAAAACTTGCCATAATTTACTCCTTTACTGTGCTGACGTTTAGCTTTTAGTGGGTATTGGATTGCCATTGAGGTATCCCATAGAGCTTAAAGCGATACTGTACGCCATAGATGCTTTGTGGCTGCTGAGGGCCTGTAGGTCTGAGATAGAGTAAAAATTCGTCCCAAACGTAAACTTTTTCTTGTCGGGCGCGTCCAGAGGTTCGACCACCTTAGAAAGCAGGAGCAGCGTGTCAAGGCCGTGAGGCTTCGAGATGACGCGGGTCTTTTTCATCCAGCCCAGACGCTCTACGTCGATACCGGCGTCGTGCAGGTCAACGGCGCTCACCTCGATGCCCTCAAGATAGCGCTGCTGACACCTTCGAAGCTCTTCGTTCGCGGCGTCCAGCAGCTTTTGATTTGTGGACGCCTTGCCGTCAAGGACGATGACTTTGGTGATGATGCCGTAGACTTTTTGAGCTTCGAAGTCGTAAGCCGTTTGGCTGATGGTCTTTGTGCTCTTGAAGATCCACCAGCCCTTCGACTTGTAGCCCACCGCGATGACCCTAGTGACGATGTCATCGGCCTTGACGTAGTTGGTCAGATCGAGCATATTGACGCCAAACTCCACAGGCTGCGGGTTCGTCTCTGTGATGCCGTCATCGGCCAGATAGTCCAGATACCGGGTCTTTCCGTCGTCAGAGTAGCGCACGGCAAAATAACCGCCGTACACGTCCGTCAGCTCGGATTGCAGGATGTCCCACGTGGTGCCGAAGTTCTTGCCATCACCAAAATCGAGGGCCTCGTTGGTCGAGGCGTCGAAGTCGTGCAGATAGTAACCCGTGCAGACCAACCATCTTCCCGTACTGGGGTTGTAGAGCTGAATCGCTCCATCATCGGTCAGCCTCCAGCCCGCCAGCGGGGTGGTGTCGACGGTGTAGATGTATTTCGAATCTTTCTGCACAGTACTCAGTGAATAGAAATTGCCATTTTTGTAGGCCACGTTTCGCTCCACTGTATACGTCGTGACATAGGAAGGGCTGCTAGGGTCACGGCCATCATTGGAGACAATGCGTATCACACTGCCTCCGTTAATGTACCCAGCTGGGAGATCATAGTCACTTGATGTATCGCATAGCCATCTTCCGTCAGCGTCCTCTAGCCAATAGTCGACTTCGTCGTCGCTGTCTCTATGGTATTTTGCTACGCACCCGCGCATGTAGACCGTCTGAAAGCTCTCCTGCGGGCCTTCTGCAAAAACAGTGACATCGCCCACCGTAAAGGCTTTGTATTTGTCGGTCTGGCTGTTGTGATTGCGGATGACATTTTCCAAAAATTCCCGGATGCTGATATTTGGGTACCGATAAGGGGTGAGCGCGGTATCATTGAGATACGCGAGCTCACCCTCACAGTACACTTTTTGTCTCAGGTAAAAATCCATGTCGTGGCTCATGACCCGCCCGCGCCAGATGGGCGTGCCGTCCTGCTCTACCTCCACAATGGTCTTGAGCTTTTGCAGCGCCGAGTGGGCAACATTGCCCAGCGGGAGTGTAAACTCAAAACTGCCAGCCTTACCGGCCTCACGGGTGAGAGTCGGGGAGATGAGCAGCGTAGCCGTAGTGCGCAGGTCTTCGCCAGTCGGGTCATAGATGCAGGCTTTGGTGTCCCATACGCCTACGGCGGTCTGGGTGCCTGCATAGACTTTGTAACTCACAGACTTTTTACCTCCGTTGCCGTATCATAAATAGTGTCTGTCTCAAAGTTAAAGGTGTCCCACTCCCAGTCAGCGCCCGCCTCAGCGGTGAGGTTGACCTTGTAGGGGTTGCAGATGCCGGAGATGGTAAAGACATTCTCCCACCGGTCGCGGCTCTGGGGGGTCACTGTCCAGTAGCCCTCCCAGTACCACGACGGGTCATCATCAAAGATGCAGCGCAGCCACTGTCCCTGCAAAGCGTTTTCGAGGGCGCTCTGGATGCTGGGCCAAAGCTTTTTTGGCTTGACACACTTGAGGGTGATAATTATCTTGCGCTGGGTGTAATGGACTTTGCCGTCCAGAGATTTGGAGAGGTCCAGAATACGGTCGCTAAACGGCACCTTTATGAGTAGGCTCTGGTCCGGTTCTGCCGGGCCGACGGTCGTACCGCCCACCACGATGTAAAGCCCCCAATCCTTGAGGGTGTGGTAATCGCCCAGCTGGACGCCTTGTAAAGCTGCCATTTAACCACCTCTTGCTTTCCGGGCCGCGCGGATGCCCAAATCTCCATCAATGCCATTGGTGAGTGTCGGCTGCATTGCACCCGCAAGAGCCTGCACACCGTTAGCGTCGATGACCAGCGTACCGGTGCCGATAGCCGGGAGGTGCTCATCCAGCGAGTTGGAGATCCGCTGCAATACGCTGAGCTGCTGCTTGCCGGTGGTGTCCTGCTGACTGCCAGCAAACGGCGACGCGGTGACGCTGCTGTAGCGGTTGAGCTGGTCGGCGCGGGCAGAAAACTCTGCCAGAGAGTCATACACCGGCGTTGTGCCGTAGGGGCTCTTGTAGTTGTTGGTGACGTCGTTATCACGGCTGCTGCGCCACTTGGCAAACGCCGCGCCGCCCACAAGGGCCGTCAGACCGAGGATAGCGGCCACCACGGGGTTTGCTATGATAAAGCCCACAATGCCGCTGAGAGCTTTTGTAATGACGCCAGCCATGCCAGAAAAGTTTCCGGCGATGCCCGCCAGCTTGGCACCCATGCCGCCGGACTCGCCCAGCCCGTTTATGACCTGAGAGAGGCCCTGCACGGCCACTTTTGCGTCGTTGGCGTCCGAGGTAATGCCATCGGCGAGCAGCTTGTGGAGCGTATCTTTCAGGCCGCTCATACCGCCGCCGGAATAGCTGTCGTTGATAGCAGTGAGGGCGTCCAAAAACCATTTGGAGATGATGTTGCGCTGCTCTTGCGTGACCTCGCCCCAAATCAGCTTTGCAAAGTCGGTGGCAAGGCTCGTCCAGTTGCCGTTTTTGAGGTCGGTGAGCACACTTTGGAGCGTCCCCATGATGCCGTTTTGCCATTTGGTCTTGGCCTCGCTGAGATTTTTGTCAATACGAGACTGCATCTCAGAGACAGACAAAACCACCTTGTCGCAGGTCTGGTTGACCGTAGTGGTGATTTTGCCATCGGCATCGGTCACATTTTTTGTGACCTTTCTAATGGTCTTTTCGACGCCGTCCACTACCTCAGTCCACGAGTCGGTGATAGTCTGCACCGTCTCTTTGGTGGTGCCTTTGAGCTGCTTAGTGGTGCCGTCATAGACGTTGTAGGTGTTGTCAGCAGTCTCTGTTACACGCTGGATGCTGCCAACGATGTTGCCAGTACCAGCAAGTATCTCCTGAGAGGTCTCCTTGATGGTATCGGCCAGCTTTTTAGTATCAGCGGCGACGGCCTCGGGGGGATTCGTTTTGGGCGTTCCGCCAGTCGGGCTTGTAGTGATGGAGCTGCCGCCGTTCCCGTTTGCCGCAGCAAGCTCGGCCTGACGTTCTGACCAGCTCTTGTTGCTGATGCCGACACCCTCTAATGCATCCTGCCGCAACCGGTCGCGGTTGCGCTGCTTCTGCTGGTCGGCGGCATATTCTTCGTAGGTGTCAAAATCGGCAGTTGCCGCTTTGCCAAGAAATCGGTTGAGCTTGTAACTCAACTGGTCAAGCCAAGTCACTGCAGAGGATGCAAAGTCGTCAAACTTATCCTTTGCGCTGCTGATGGGGTCAGACAGGCCAGTAATAGCCCCGGCAAGTCCGATCCAGCCGTCGGTTTTATACGCCTCTATGGCGGCCACAGTCATATCATTAAGATTTGAGATGACCATTCCGATGCCATTGGACAAATCGCCGGTCATGAGTCCGGCCAGCTGCTTGACGTTATCGCCCAGCGTAGACACGCGGCCATTCATGGTCTGGCTCTGAGTGTCCATGGCGTTGTAATATCGCCCGCCCTCTTCGCTGGCCGCGATGAGTGCCTGAGACAGGGTATCGTAGCTGATGGTCATGTTCTGGACTTCCTGCACCGATTTCCCGGTGTAGTCGGCCAGAACCTGATAGACATTGATACCGGCATAGGCAAACTGCTTGATGTCGATGGCGGACGCCTTGCCAACATTGGCGATCTGCTGCAAATTGGCGGCCATGCGGGACAGCTCGTCGTTTCCGCCGCCGGTAGCAGATACAGCGTCGCCCAGCGCCATGATGACCTTGCGGGAGTAGCCTGCATTTTCGCCGGCGCTGATGAGCAGCTGGTTGGCCTGCGTCAGAGCTTCCACGTTGAAGGGCGTCCGGGCGGCGTCCTCCTGAATGGCTCCCATGGCCTGCTGAGCGGCCTCGGCACTGCCCAGCATATTGGTAAAGCCGGTGGTATACTTCTCGATCTGGGCGTTGTACTCGATGCCTGTCTGGACAAATCCCACAGCAGCATCAAGCGCTTTGCTTGCCAAAGTGGTCAAAACATTGCCCAGGATCTGCCCTTTTGCAATAGAGCCTGCAAGGCCGCTTTCGGTATTTCGGGTCGAGTCGCCGAAGTTTTCCATGTAGGTGCTGGCATTGTTCAGCGCCTGCTGTACCTCGGCCAAATGCGTACGCTCGGCTTGCAGCTGAGTCAAAAGAGCTCTGGTCTCTTTCGACGTCTCACCGGTGGCTTTGGCCTGCTCATTGTACTTTTGGGCGGTCTCATTGACCCGCTTTTGCAGGTCTGTGTACTCTTTGCTGAGAGCCGCCACCATTGTCTTTGTGGAGGCTTTGGTCTGCTCAATGCTCTGCTGATACGCCGACGTATCAAGGCCGACTGTAGCCATCAATTCAAAGAGCTTCAGGTTTCTTCACCTCCATTCAAGCCATTTTTGATTCTCTGTATCACTTCTTCGGCGCTTTGCTGTGGCTCTGAGGGACGGGGGGCGATGATTCCCGCCACCCGGTCAGCCCAGCGCTCTTCTACGCCTGCAAAGCTTGCCAGCGTGTCCGTCATGTATGCCCGGTAGCTCAAAGCAATAGCCTCTTGCCTCCGGGTGTTCATGATGTGCTGGACGATGTAGGGCTTGCCGATGAGCCGCAGCATATCGAGCCGAATGGACGAAGTCAGGCGTCGATACTCGTCTGGCCCAGCTTCACCAACGATAACAAAAAATCCAGCACGTCCTTGTCCTCGATGGTGGCAGTGATAACACGCAGGGTCTTGAACGGCGTCATGGTCTCTGGCTTGCCGTCCTTGTCCACGTCTGGCTCATAGAGCAGCGGAAGCAGCTTGGCGGTAGCCTCAGCGTTCTCAAAGAGCAGGCTTTTCGCCATTGCCTTGAGGTTTTTTCGGCTCTGTTCTTCCCTCTTCTGCTTCTTTTCCTCTTCGGTCTCGCTGCCGTTGAAAGCCGGCATGACCTTGCGCAGCTCCATGACTTTGGTCTTGGTCAGCAGGTCAGACACCGCGTCAGCGATAAGCCAGCAACGCCGCAGGAACTCGGTTTCGTCCATCTGGTTCAGGGTTTTCATGTTGTAACCTCCTTATGCTGCGGCCTTGGGGCTGTAGTACCACTCCATAGGCACCACGTCACTGCCCAGACGGGGGCAGCCGGTCAGGGTGACTGCAATGTTGCCCTTGCCCTTGTCGGTCGTCTTCAGGGTCAAACCGCCGGTGGACAGTGCATTCATCAGCCGGACTGCAACCATACCGCCATCCAGCGTGTCTCCAACCCACCAGATGTCCTTGAAGTCGCCGGTGCTGGCGGCGGGATTCAGCGTCATGCGGGGCGTGACCTTCTTGTCACTCACATCCGCAGCGCCCATCGCCAGCTTGATAACGTCCGTTGTGGCATTCAGGGCCGTAAAAGCCAGCGTGCAGTCGTAGCTCTCGATCTGCATCAGCTCTGCAGTGTTCTTCTGGGCGTTGTCCACGTCCGCGCCCAGATCGGTGAAGTTTGCCTTGCAGGTCGCGGTGATGCCGCCGGTCGTGGCAGTGATAATGTCTGCGTCCTGAACTTCGGTCTCGCCGGTTACATCAAACTTGTTGACCACGATGCCTGCGTTGAACTGCATGGATTCGAACGCTTTCTGCGAAATTTTGGAAAATTTTCTTGCCATATTGCTCCTTTACTCACGGTATAAACCGTGTGAGTTCAAAATTGAGGTATTCGCACAGATAGCCCTCTGGCGGGTTGTCAAGCGGCTGCGCCCACGGGACGCCTTTGTGCAAAAGAATAGCGCCGCCCTCGCATTCAATGGTCAAACCATCTGCAAGGGCTGCGCTTATCCTGTCTTCGGTCTGTAAGATGGGTAAACGCCCCGCGCTGCTTGGATACCACAAGCGGGCGTGGAACGACACTTCCTCGTTCCAGCTGCCGGGGACGGCGGGCTTGTAGGTCAGATACGGCAGTTCTGCGCCGGGAGGGATGTTATCTTCCAAGTAGCCGGGGATTCCAAAGCCGTTGAAAAAAGTGTTCAGCGCCCGGTTGACGCTCTCAGACGGCCCCATTACGGCAGCACCGCCTTTTTACACTTCACGGCCCGCAGGCCCATGCCGGATTCCGGCGGGGCGTTGCCCTCATCGACTGCGCTCGTCGCCTGAAAAATCTGCCCGTCGCTTACCCGCTTGATGTAGTCCGGGAAAGCCAGAGGCACACCGGTGTTGACCAGCAGCGTATAGGTGGACGCTGTAGCCGCCTGCTCTGCAACCTGAGCCTCCACGGTGGTGTCGTGGCGCTCTACGGCCCCAAATTCCGGGCCGTCCGTCCAGCTGGACACAAAGCCGCCAACACCGTCCGACTCATAGCTGCGGGTCTGAAAACGGTATTTTTTCGTAAAGCTCTGCATCACGGTGGATGCAGTGAATGCGTTGACCATGTCACATCTTCCTCCACTGGTTGATCTCAGATTTATAGCGAGTTTTGCCGTCAGCGGGCAGTCCGTCCGCGCCGGTAGCCATCGTGCCGGACCAGCCGCCGAAGGACTGGGACACATACACGCCGCCTGACGGCAGCGCCTTGTCGTATGCGTCGATTTTTTTGGACAGCGCCACAAAGGCAGGCGGCACGCGCATGGGCTGCACCGTGCCGTTAAAGGTTTCCGCCACCAAATCACCGTCCCCTGCCTTGTGTACGCCATCGTTGAAGATGGATCCGCACACGAGGAAATACTGCCCCGGGACTACCCCGGCGGGAACGGTATCCGGCTCAAAGGCAAACTCCCCCGCAATGGGGTCGTCTGCCCGGTCAAAGAAATTGTGCGTCAGTGCGCACAGCTCAGGGACGGTCATTGGACGCCTCCTGCTCAAAAGGGGCAATTACTCGCCCGGGGTGATAGTCTGGACAGAGATGCCGTCCAGATACTCAGCGAACAGGGTCATGCCCATGATGGCGAAGCTCTCAGAGACCGCGGTGTGGTAGTTGCCCTGAGTGTGGAAGCCGATGAGGTTGCTTGCCTCGCCCGCAGTGGTGTAGACCAGACCGGCCTTGGAAAAGTCGCTGTCGGCGGGGTCAACATAGTACAGGACGATGTTGTCCACCGGGGTTGCGATGACCTTTCCTCGTGCGATTTCGCCGCTGGAAAGCAGGAAGATGGTGTTGTAGCCCATGAAGTCCTTGATGTACGGGAAGCCGAACTGGTTCTGGACAGTGATGTTGGCCGCGCCCAGGTACTCGTACACATCCAGAATGTTGGCGAAGCCCACGACGCCGGTGACGGTGCGGTGCATGTTCTTGAACTTGTCCTCAACGCTGCCCTTGGCCATCGCCAGAGCCATCTGGAAGGTCTTGGGGGTGCCTTTCAGGGTGCCGGTGTTCAGGTACTTGTAGAAGCGGTCGGTGACGTTTGCGGTCAGCTGGTACAGGAACTCGTCATCGGTCTTCTGAACAGCGACATCGTAGCCGTACTTCTTGATGGCTTCCAGAGAGACGGCTTTGGCGAACTTTTCGACAGTAATATCAGCATAGGTCTTTTCTTTGACGGTGAATTTGCTGTAGGGGATCTCCTCTCCCTCAGCAACAGTGCCGCTCTGAAGCGTACCCTCGGCGTACTTGCTCTTGAGGGTAGTGCCGGGCTGCATCCGAATGGGGCGCATGATGCCCATGATGTCGCGCAGATGCTGCCAGTTGCGCTGGAAGCGGGTGACGAAGTCGATTTCTCGGGGATTGACGGTAATGTCGGTAGTTACGATAAGGTTTTCTTTTGCTGCCATGTGTTATTCCTTTCCGCCGCCCGTGAAAAGGTCGGCATTTGCAGCAATCGCGGCCTGGCGTTCGCCAGCATCCTTGATTGCAAAAATTTGGTCTTTTGTCATTTTTGAGCCGGTGTTGGTGGGCGGGGTGTCCACCTTTGCGCCGGTGGTCGTGGTTGTAGCCACAAAGTCACCCCATACGTCTTTCTGGCTGTCCATGAACTTCTTTGCGTCCTTGACCTTGCCGTTCTCGTCCAGCTCCAAAGCATCAATGTCCGCGCCGGTCATTTTTACAACGCGGTCAAAGTGCTTTTCCAGCACGCCATTGTCCTTCAGCAGCTGCTTGTATGCCGCTGCTTTCGTGGCCCGGGTATCCTTCTGGGTCTGCTGGGCCTTGTAGTCGGTCAGCGCCTTTTCGGCGGCTTCCTTGCCGCTGTTGGCTGCGTCGCGGTCCTTTTCGGCTTTGGCGAGGGCTGCGTTCTTCTCATCGAGCTGGTTCTGCAAAGTGTCCGTTTCCTCATGCAGCACGTCCAGAATTTTCTTGAGCTTGCCGCTGGTGTCGGTCGTTTCATCTTCCAGAATCGCCCGGAGAGTCTTGCGTTCGAGTGCCATGTGATAGTCCTTTCCGCCCTTGCTCGGGCTGCCATGCTTGGCAATAAGGTTTAATTTGCCGGACGCGCTGCCGGCGTGGTGCCGCCTGTGGGGCTTGAACCCACGCCCCCCGGATTACAAATCCGGCGCTCTGCCAACCTGAGCTAAAGCGGCATAAAAAAGCGGCTGACGCTGTGCGCCAACCGCTGAGTATTTAGTTTTAGAGCGAAAATTCACAGTCTGTGTCTGTAGGATAGTCCTGCGCTTCGGCCGGAACATAGACCAAAACAGAAATTTTGGCTTTACCCTCGCCGTATGCGTTATCACACATCTCCTGAAGCGCTTTGCGTGCCTGAACACCAGCCGCAAACAACTCTTCGACTTTTGCAGCCTTGGGCCTGTTCTTTTCCTTCACCTCAAGCATCTGCTTTTTGATTTCTTCAATTCTTTCGGCAGACTTATGATAAAGTCTTTCTGCGTTTGCCTGCATTTTCACAGCAACTTCAAGCTGTGCGCTCAAGCTTTCAAGTTCTGTCATCCTTATACCTCCTTGTTCCCTTCCTCCACTGCGATCTCTCGCAGCTCGTCAATGTGATTCTCCACCGCCGGGCGCAGGAATGGGCGTGGGGCCATGCCCCGGGTAAAGTGCCACTTGCCGTTAAAGTCCTTCCAGACCCACGGCGTTTTTCGTCCGTTGCCTTTCTCGGCAAAGATGCCCGTGCCAAGCTCAACGTAGACGCTGTAAAAGAGATTCGACCCGATGGTCACGGTCTTTTTTGCGAGGTCGGTGGCAAAGGTCAGGCTCTGCTTGAGCGCGCCGCCCACGTAGCCCTCAATGCCCGTGCTGTCTGCCGTGCCAGTAGGCACAAGCAGCTGGGCGTAGTCCTGCACCCTCATGCCCCAGATGGTCAGCACCCGCTCTGCCCATGAGTCCAACGCCTCATGCAACTGCGGGGTGTTGTCGGTGAATTTGATGTCGTAGTTAAAGTTCATGGTTATTTCTTACGCTTTTTTTGTTCTGCGTTGTAATTGATGCTTCTTAAAATCATCTCGCCGGAGAAGTTATATCTGCTGTCAATGACCTGTTTTGCCGGGATTTCGTTCATTTTAGAAAAGTTTTCAGCGCTGGCGCTCCGGTATTCTTTTGCAGCCGCAATCCAAGCGTCATTGTCCGCACTAATTCTGCTTTTGAGCTCAGCCGTCATTTTGCTGCTCGGATGCCTTTGCTTGAAATCTGCAATCTCTTTTTTGTTCTGCTCTTCCATGCGCTTGATATTTGCATCAATCGTATCAAAAGAGCTCTGAATAATATCTTGCGCCCAAGCAACCTGTTTTTCGCTGCCCTTAATCGGCAGCGACGCCGCGTTAAAAGCAGCCATCCCTCCGTTGCCTGCTCTTGCGGAGCTGCCGCTTCCTCTTTTACTCATTGCGATACCCCTTTCTTTCAAATTGAAACGGTTTTACCTTGGTCACGTTCCAGTCAAATTCTGCCGGGCATTTGCCATACCACAAAATGCTTGTCGGCTTGAGCCTGTCCAGCGCCACGCGGCAATGCTTTGCAAAGCACTCCGCTTCGTATGGGTCGGACTGTGTTCCGTGGCTGGAAATGCTCACAATGGCATTTTTAGGCTCACCGTCAAAACACCAGTCATAACTTTGCTCGCCGCACCAGCAGAGCGTTGGAATGACGTGGATGCCGTGCGCCTGCCAGTATGCCGCCAGCCAGTGCTTTTTGTAGTGCATGAAAAGCTGCACCGCAAGCGGCATATCGCTGTAAAGCGAAAAATCCGGCGAACATACCGCGCCGAACTGCTGCAAAAGGGAAATGTATTTGTCCGGGTTGTTCCAGAACCGTTCAAACTGGTAATCGTCCTTGTAAAAATGCACGCCTTTTGTGGCCTTGTCTTTGGCCGTCAGCGCATAATTGACCGGGATCCATTCCAGCTTGTCAATGCGGATGTCCGTTTCCGGCCTGATTTCAGGGATACCGTACTTACCCACACCGGGAAATATCATTCTCTCGGTGTTTTCCATCGGCAGAATCACGGCTCATCCCTCCAAACCTTACTTTTTCTTGAGCTTTTTTCCTGTTTTCCAGTTGTAACCACGTTTTTCCAGCGCACGGCGTGCTGCCTGTGTGGAAGGATTGTCAGGATGTCCTTTCGCTTTGCCCATCAAAACTTCAACACGGCTCTTTTCTCTGATTGTGCCAGACGCAACGCCCGCTTTGTATTCTGCAATAGCAGACTCTCGCCTTGCGGAATACTGTGCAGCGGCCTCGTGGGCTTCCCTTTGCATTTTTTCCGTTTGGCGGCGTGTCAAGCCGTGAGGAATACGCATCTTATCGTCCATGTAATCGCTGATGGGCGAACTTAAGCCACGTTTTGCGAGAAATTCATCAAGCGTAGTCTTCTCACTGCTCGCCCTTGTAGAACTTCCAGAGCCTCGTTTACTCATTTTTGGAGCTCTCCTTTCTCCGTTTTCTCTCTTCTGTCCGCCACATCTGTTCAGCTTCCGTGCCGCCTTTTGCCTTGTACCACTCGGTATAGGTTAGGTCGGACGTGGTCTGCTTTGTCGTGTTGTCCCGCCGCTGGGCGTTCTGCCGTGGGTACTTTACAAGCGCCCCGGTCACTTTACAGCGGCAGTGATAGACCATCTCCGGGGCGGCGTTGGGGTCTCCCGGGTACATGATCTCATAGCCCTGCACCTTGAACGGCTCGTCAAGGTCTGCGGTCTCCTGATCCAGCAGCCGGTGCATCTCGCGGGTGCGGTAGTCCAGCGTGCTATTCCAGCGCTTCTGCACCTCAATGCCAATGGCTTGGGCGTTGCGCAGCTGCTGCATCGTCCCGGCGTTCTGTGCGCCTGTAAGGGCTGTGATGGCGTTGTTCATCGCCCAGTGCGCCTCGGTGTCTGCCATGCCCTTCACAGCCTGCACCGCAATGTCATGGACGCTCTTGCCCTGCACAATGCCCTGCATGACGTACCGGTTGAACACCCGGGCATCGTAGGTGCGGTTGCTTTCGCTCTTGATGCGCTTGTTGGGCACCAGCTTGGGGTTTTCCAGCAGCAGCCGCTTGACCGCTTCGGTGTTGTACAAGGTCAGATTGAACGCCACGCCTGCGGCCTGTTCCAGCTCGTAGAACGCATAATTTGCGCCAAGGGCAAAGATATCGTACTGTTCATCTCGCGCCAGCTTGTATGCTGTTTGCTGGGCTGTGGTGCACGTCTGGGTGATGCTGTCCAGCTTCTGGTGCATCAGTTCGGATTGAAACACCTGATTGCGCAGCCATGTGCGGTAATCGCTCTCGGTGATCTCGCCAGCTTCCAGCTGCTGCCGCTTGTGTTCGTCCAACTGCTTGTATTTTGCGAGAAACTCGGTCAGTTGCTCGGTCATCTCCCGGCGGGCGGTGCCGTATACCCGCAAAATGCGGCGGCGCAGCCTGTTCAGCTGCCGGGTAGAGATGCGGTCAAGGTCGGTTTGTTTCATGATGCTGCAATAGTCACAAGCGCCCATTTAGCCCATTCAGGCATATCTGCGCTAAAAACGCCTTTGACGTAGTAAACAGATAAAACGGCGTCCAAAATTGCGCTTCCAATGATAAGCGCAACGCACACGCCAAAGAAAATCCAGATAAATATTTTCATCCATTTATGAGTTTCCATTTTCGTTGTCCTCCTCGTTTTCGTCTGTAGTCTCCCGCGCTGCGCTCTCTGCCATCAGCGCGGCCTTTGCCTGCTCCTTCTGCTCCGGTGTCAGGTTTGGCAGCAGGTCAATGGCCATGTCCTGCCCGATGATCGGCGCCTCAGAAATCACCATTTCGACCTGCTCAGCTGTGTTGGTGATCTTGCTGCGGTTGAATGTCGGCATAGCATTGTCAAAGCCAGCCAGTGCGCAGATCTGCCGGATGAACGGCTTGATCTGAGCCTCGAAGTCGTCCGCGTTCTGGTTCAGCGGCTCATAGGCTGCATCCAGATGGTCGTTGGTGCTGTCCGCACTGACACAGTGCACATCCAGACCGCCAAAGTCCTCATATACCCGGGTGTGTAGCAGCTCCAAAAGAGTCTGCCGGGCATTCACAGGAATCTCGGTGGTGTATGGGGTGATCTTGCCGCCCTGGCTGGTGTCTGCACCTGCAATGTGGTACAGATTTAGCTTGGTGAGATACTCCACGAGTTCATCATCGGTCATTCCGTTGAAGTTCTCGCACAGCCAATAGATCTGCGCGCAGTCCTGCAGGTCATTGCAGAAGCCAGACATCACCAGATCGGTGTTGTCAATGTAGGCTTTCAGCCCAACAAGGGTGCTCTTGTGCAGGTCTGAGCCCCACAGCGGCACAATGGGAAGAGCACTGTAGTTTTCTCCTTCTATGCTTTCCAGTCCGCCGCCGGGTGTGGTGATGATCACGCTCTTGTATGCCTGCTTCGGCGTTGTCTCCTGCATCACATTGCCGTTTTTGCTTTCTGTGTATTCAGTGAAGCCGTCCAGCTCGTACAGGATGTAGTGCATATCCGTGTCCGGGTTCAGCCGCCAGAAGCGCACGCCTGCCTGCAAAAGGCCTGTCTTTTCATCGTACAGTGGAGCAAACTCGGTCAGCTTGAAAACCACCAGATGGTCGTTGTTCCAGAATCCGAAGCTCTCACCGTGAATCAGGGCGAAATAGCCGGCCTTCTGGATCTGCTCATCGAAGTTCTGCCCCAGCCTTTCCTTGTCCACGCCATCGTCCGCAAAGACTACGCCGTTGCCGAGGGAGTAGGTCGCCCGCTGCTTGTTGAGCCGCCGGAAAAGATTGCTCTTGACCATATCGGGGTGTGGGGTGTCCGGCTTGGTGTTTTTGGACAGGCGTTTCAGCATCAAAGCGTAAGTCTGTGCGAAGCGTTCAGCTCCCGGGTTTTTCTGGGCATCGTACAGGTCGGCATCCAGTGCCATCTTGTACGGTCCGGAAGCGCAGTGCTGCTGTACGAACCGCCGGATGAAATCAGGCTGTTCTCCGGCGGCTTGCGCCTGCTGAAAGGTCTGGAATGTATATACAGTGCTCAAAATCAATTCCTCAGTTTTACAAGGCGCTTTGTGCGCACGAAATAGCGGATAGCGTCCATGCAGTGGTCGTTTACCTTCAGCACGGTGTCGTCTTTGTCTGGATCCCAAGCGTACACGCCGAACTCTTCCAGCGTGTGCTTGCAGTCTTTGTAGATCTTCAGCCGCCCGGTCTGCAGCATGGTCTGCACGTCCAGAATGCCGCTCAGGACGTCGTTATTTGCGGGGGTCTGGGTAAAGCCGTTCTTGCGCAGTTCTGTAATCAGGGGCAGGGCAGAGGGGTCAACGATGACCCTTTCCGGCTTGATCCCGTTCAGCCACGCCTTGAGGTCTGTGACGTACTCGCCCACGGTCTTTTGCCGCTTCTGCTCTCGCCCGCTGTAGTAATACTCCCGGGTGACGATCCAGCAGTCTGCATCTGCCTGTTTTTGGAGCAGCAGGAACACCGTTGCGTTCTGGGTGCCAAAGTCACACGCCACATAGGCGCTTTTGGGCGACAGCTCCGGCAGCACATCAACAACGTGCTTCTTGCGGTCGAACATGTCATATACAAGGCCCTCAGCCACCGTCCACAAGCCCAGAATGTAGCGCTGATAGAAAACGCCGCTGTACTGGCTGCGGTATCTGGCCTTGATGTCCTCGGAGAGTGACAGGTTGTCGTCCATCGTGAAATGGAGATACATCATCTTGCGGGAACGGCATTTCCGCACCCACTCCAGATAAAACCAATGCTGCGGGCTGCCTGGGTTGCAGTTGAACCAGAACTTTGACCCGGTGACAGAGCAACGGGCTGTGGCCTGATTGACGAAACTCTGCGGCATCAGGGCCACCTCGTCGAAGAATGCCCCGGCAAGGGTGATGCCTTGGATCAGGTCCTGACTGCTCTCGTCCTTGCCACCGAAAAAGTAAAACTCGTTGGTTCTGCCGCCCTTGCTGACGGTCATGCAGTTTTCTGCCCGGTGCTCCTTGACGTTGTAGCCCCGGGCTGCAAGCTGCTGCTTGAGTGTGCCCAGCACGTTGCGCCGGAAGCTGGCGATGGTCTTTCCGCACATGGCAAACTGCTGGCCGCTGTAGCAGGTCATAGCCCACTGGACAAAAGAAAAGCTCATGGCAAAGGTCTTGCCCGATCGGATAGCGCCATCGGCAATAATGCCGTTGTAACCGCTGTATGCGCTCTGCGGTGTCCACCAGCTCAAGACCTGCTTTTGCCGCTGGCTGAGGGCTTGCCAGCGAAAACCGTTACTTTTCCGCATTGTCGTCCTCTTCCTTTGGCAGAAGATCCACATCGTCAGGCGGGCTGAGGTCTGCGGCGGCATTCAGGGCCTCCACAAGGCCATCGTCCTGGACTTCAACGCCGCTCTGACCTCCCAGCATGGCAAACTTGTCCACGATGGTGCCGAACGCCGTTGACAGCTGCGGCAGTGTTGCTTCCGCGATCTTGTCCGGGTCAGCCATGGCTTTCAGATACAGCCCGAGAAGTTCTTGTGCTTCTCCTTGCTTGCTCTCCATATAGGCCAGCATGTCTTGCGCATTCTGCTCTTTTTTTAAGGCGCACAAATCCGCACACTTTGGATTATCTTTCACGATTTTCCGCACGGTGCTTTCTGCTACGTCGTTCAGCTTGGCGGCTTTGGCATAGCTCTGCAGCTGCACATAGTCAGCAACGATCTTCTTTTTTTGCCTGTCTGTCAGCCGCTTTGCGCTCACCGCCACCACCTCTCTAAACTCATGCAAAAGAAAAACCGCCCGGAAACCCGAACGGTCAAAATATCAAAATAAGCCGCCAGCCGGATTTGAACCGGCACCCACAGGCCCCCGCCGGGGAGTGGTTCAGTTCCTCGGATGTATCGGGATGTGAACTAGCCATGTGGTGTCACCAGCGTTGTCCAGCCTTAAATGGGCTGCGCTCTCCCAGTTGAGCTATGGCGGCATATAAGCAGCGCCCGTGCATTCAGTTCGTTGGACAGGCGTCAAACGGTGGGTGCTGCTGCATCCGGAACTTTCGCGGCCGGATGCCCCGCTATTGCGCGGCCCCCTCATAGGGCACGCAAGCACTCCCGGCAGGGATCGAACCTGCAACATGCGGTTTTGGAGACCACTGCTCTACCAGTTGAGCTACCGGAACATAGAAGCAGCCCGCGAAACGAGAGAAAGAAAAATGCCTGTCAAGCCTTGGGAGGAAAGCATTTTGGGGGGATTCGTTTCGGAGACTGCGTGGCAAGCGTCTTATCGCTTTCGGCGATTCCGCTTATACCAATTTTATCACTTTGCCTGTTTTTGTTGGATATTTGTAGCATGAATGTGCAATACAAGGAATCAAGACTTTTTTTGTGCGGTTTGTTGAGTATCGCCAAAACTGTCCCAAATCTCTGCCAGATAGATGCTGCCCCACTTGATGTAGATGGAGACCTGGTTTTCTTCCGAAAGCCCCAGCTCCTCACAGACCTCGCGCTGCTTTTTGTTCTTGACGTAGTACAGGCACAGGCAGTCAGCCTGTTTTTTGCTGGATTTGCTTGCCGTGATGCAGTACGCCCGCCGGGTTGCCTCAATGCGCAGCAGGCAAAGGTCTGTTTCCATCTGCTGCAGACGGCGCTGCTCGTCCGTGATATCTGCTGCAGCAAGCCCGACCTTGTCACCGGCACCACAGCCTCCGGGCATCCCGTTCAGGCTTGGGGTGGTCTTTTCGGCAACTTCCCGGATGCGCTGGATCTTCTGCTTTTGTGCTTCAACCGCCGCAGCCATATCCCGGCACTGTTGGAACCACGCCTTGACCGTGTGGTAGTCTACGCCGGTGCGTGGCTTTGGCTGTTCGCTTTCAGGTGTCCATTTGCGTGTCATTTGCGTGCCTCCTGTAGTAGTTCATATCGACGGTCTGCCCGCAACAACGGCAGTACGCAACAGGTTTGTTGTCATCGACGTACTGGTTAAGCGCGTTGCATTCCGGGCAGTTCCACGACCCGGAAGGAGCATTGTCTGTGTATGGCCATCGAACGCGGTTTTTCAAAAACATTGTTTCAATGTCTTTTCTGTTTTGCGAATAGTACAAAACATCTGTTGGTTCAACTTTACATCTAACGCATATTTCCCTGAATTTTTCATCCCATATCTCGATACACAGTTCGGTCAGAATGCCCAAGAGAAAAATCATAATTCCGAACCCTCCAACATAGCAGAGTGTTGCACCGATAACAAGAAAAACTTGGTTCATGTTATTTCTCCATTTCCTCAATCCAGATCTCCACTCTGGGGTTTTGCTTGTCATAGTCCACCCGGCTTCCGTCGTGGGCGGCAACGATGCGGCTGTTGTCGTCCTCCAACACCCGAACTTTCACCAGTATGTCGCAGGTCGCTTCTATCAGGTTGGCAAGGTCTACCTTGCGCCGGGTAGCCATGTAGTACACGCACCGCACGTTCACGCGGGCAGAGATGGGCTCAGGCGGGGCGCGTATCTGCCACAGGCAAGAGGTCTGGTATTCCTCAAACGCCGCGCTTGGGGCTACAAAGTGCCGTCCTCCGCGCCCTTGCAGGATGCGCGCACTGTTTTTCTTTGTGCGTGGGTCGCCGTAAAGGGTTATTTTCATCTGCCGTCCTCCACATAGCACCAGCTTTGGGGCGGCCTACTCAGATGGCAGCCATTGATTGCGCAGGTCGGTGGGAGCATATAGCTTCCAGACGGCTGATAGTGCTCGCAAGTGTCATTCCCGCAGACATCGGTCCCATTCATGCCACTAAAGCCATACCGGTAAAAGGTAAATAGAGACTTGGGCTTGTCATAAATCTTCAGGTCGGAGATGTGCCAGCCGCAGCCGTCACGGCCTTTGAGATATTTTTCGGCGGTTTCCTTGCTCATGCAGGCTGCTTCAAGAAGTTCATCTGCTGGTTTGTAATATGATCCGGGTGCCATAACGTACAGGCTTGCCGATTCCCAGCTTCCTGTTTCTCCAACATGGGTTAGGCCGGTAATTTTCTTACAGGTGAACTCGCCAATGACGTGCCCCCTTTTTTGGGGCCATCCACCGTGTTTCTTCGCGGAAACGTCCCAGTTGTCGTCGTCCAAAATAAACTCTTTACTTGCTGTCCGGGTACAGTAGATGTACACCTTAAACGGCGTTCCATGCACAGGGCAAGTCCTGCGCACCTCAACTGTCTTTTCTCCGTCAAGAATTTTCTTGCACCACTCAGGCCGGATGCTTATCAGAACAGCCTTCATTTTTTCATCATCCCCTCCATTGCCAGTTGCTCGCACTGCTTTTCAGCTTCCCTGCGCTGCTGGTCATACTCAAACAGCAGATCTGCGTACTCTCCGCCCACCCGGCGGATGGCTGTCTCCAGCATCTCCGTCACAAGGTCGGTGTACTTGTCCGAGCCCTTGCGGCTGTTCTTTGCAGCTTCCCGGGCTTCCCACAAGTCGGTGAGTTTGTCCCGCCTGTCAGCCGTGATCTCGCCATAGCCGTAGGCGTCCTGAATCTGCTCCATGCTTTCCCAGCCTTCCAGCTCTGCAAATGGATCCGCTTCAGCTTTTGCCATGCTGCGGGCTTTTGTCTTTTTCTTGACATACCGGGTCAGGCCATCCTGAATCACGGCGCGGGCATCGTCCATCGCCTTGCGGACGGCCTTGGCCTCCCGTTCTTTTTTGAGCTGGTCCGGCTGATTTGCCCATTCTGCCATTAGCTCCGATTTAGTTTTTGGCTTCATGTTTTTCCTCCATTTTGACAGCTTCACGAATGTCCAGGCTAAGAGCAAGATCCGCATACCACAACTGCCAATTTACAAACCAACTCCGGTTTACAATTTTCCCCATAAAGAAGATTCGTTCCTGCTCCATCAGATGATCGAGCGAAACGATATACTGTCCGGGCTTGTACTTCTTCGTCTGCGCCGTCTGTACCGTTTTCATTTTTACCCCCATTGTTCTGACATTGCCTTTGCCACGCCCGGAAAAGTCTTTGCGCGATTCCTTGCACGGTCAGTGGTAAACATTCCCTTGTGCTGCTCACCATGCTTATGCGAGTAAGATCCAGACGGGCACCATGTCGCGGTAGGTTCTACGATGTTTGTCGGGTGCAGTGGCGGCACACCGCGCTCCCACAGTAGAGTTTTCTTGCTGTACGGATGTCCGTACTCGTAGGGCTGGATTGCCTGCGTAGGCTTTGGGTAATCAAAAATCTTGCTGGGAGTAGGATTCTCAATCACCACTTTTTCGCAATCTGCCGCCCACACGGCAAGAAAAAGCGCCTTGCCGCGCTCCCGATGCCTGTCCTCATGGTCGCGGTGGTAAACGCTGCCGGATACCATCATTTGCCGGTTATAGTCCGTCTCTTTGGCGTGTTCTTTGCGCCAAGCGGCAAACTGCGGACAGTGGTCGTGACAGGCATGGTGCCGGTCTGGGCAGTCTTTACATGTCGGGTTGGTCATGTTCGGCTTCCTCCTCGTTAAACCAAAGGCGTGTTCCACATCCGGGACAAAATTTGTCAATGTAATAATTATCGTTGCATTCATACCCGCAAACAGGGCAAATTGTCGTACCTGTTTTTTCACGCCAGTAAAGCTTTTTTGGACGTTCGCCCGGCAGTTTAGGCATGGGCATCCAAAGCGTGAAAAGATCTGGCGCACTGGCCACGGTGTCCCACGTTGCTGATTGAGCAAAAGTCGCATCCATGTACTTCACGAGAACATTTCCGTGCGCAGAATCTTTTTCAGTCGGCGGCTCTTCTGCGGTCTTGCGCCAGCGCTGGACATCCGGGACGACTGCCGGGGCATCTTCCAGCACATCCATCGCGTCCATAATCTGACACGCGCGGCATCTTACGCCGTTGTAATTTTCGCAGCCACAGCAATATGCCGATTTGATGTTTGCGATGGCTTTTTCACGGTCGATATATTCGCTCATTTTTCAATCTCCTTCCTTGTCAGCTCGCTCACTCGCAGCCTTGCCGCTTCACGGGGGGCAGTTGTGATATCGGCCTGAGCCTGCTTTAAGAATTCGGCACGGCGGTATGTGAGGTCCGGCATTTCAGCCAGCTCTGCCAGTCCTCCCACGCTCCCGGCATAGGATTTTGCCGCCGGGGGGAGTTGGTCATACAGGGCTTTCAGCTCTTTCTGTCCGTCACTACGCAGCAGCCCGCCCTTTTCATCAATGCCGGTCACCATCGGGAACTTGCGCCAGCTCAAAAATGTCTGTGCCTTGCGTGCCGCTACAGCCAGAGCTTCCCATTCAGCGGACGGGTCAAGACACTGGGAAAGCTGCTTGAAGATGTCGGCCACCGTGACCGGATAAACGCAGACGCGATTCGCGGCCAGAAACGCCCGCTTCACCACTTCGCCGGGATAATCCCGGAACTGATACGTCCAAATGTCGATGGTGGTTTTCATCTCGTCATCGGACAGCGGTTTGGTTCCCAGCTTGTACAGCGTCGCGTTCATCAAGATCAGCTCCGCCGCTTCTTCCTTGGTCATGTGTCAAAACCCCTTTCTTTGTCCATGTTGCCCAGCACCCGGGCAAGCTGGTCTCTCGTGCTTTCTGCGGGCTTTCTGCCACCGGTAGCGCTGCCGAGTCTCGCCTGTTGCTGGCGACTCTCGTCATTTGCGGCTACATCGCCAACCGTCCGAACTCCTTCACGTTGCCAACTGGCTAAGATTCCGTTTATGTAGGCCCAAGACCGTTTATTTGCTTCCGCTGCCCTGTCAATTGCCAACAAAATCATGTCTGTGCCGAAAGTACACCGCCAGCTTTGCAGCTTTTCCAGTGCCGAACGTGGGAAGCTGCCTGCAACCTCCTCGTACCTCTGAACGATCTGCGCAAGACCTGCATCAGCTGCCGGGGCTTTCTCTTTGCTGTTATTTAAGCTGTCTCTATTAGGATAGATAACAGTTTCAGTAATAGGTTCAGTTACAGTAGCAGTTACAGATACAGTTGTATCTATACTGTACCGATACTGTATAGATAGAGTATCGGTACAGTATTTTCTGAACGCATCACTCTTGATGTTTTGCAGCGAATACTCAACTCCCTTCAGGCATTTGGGTGATTTCGACCAGTTATATTTGTGCCAGTTAAGAAGCAGTATCTCTTTCGTTGCCTTGTCATAGCGGATAACGTTGTGAACCGTTTCCATCCGATGGATAAGGCGATCCACAGTCTCTTCGTTGTATCCAAGCTCTCTGCTCGCTTGCCGCTTGCCCAGCTCATAGCATCCGCTCAAAGTGGTGTGCGGATTGGTGAGAAGGTAGAGATAAAAGTATTTATCTTCAGGAGTGAAGTCATCGTCCACCTTCGGGTCTGACCAAAAGTTCGGCGAAACACAACGAAAAATTGCCATCTGCTCACCTCCTTTCTCTCAACAGCGAATCAGAACGGCAAATCGTCCGTGTCCGAAATCGGGCGGTCATCGCCGTTGTAATCGGGCGCTGCCGCCGGGGCCGGTTGTTTATCCGGTGCGGGCGCAGAAGCGTTCTGTGGCGGCTCAGAGCCGGTGTCAAAAGGCGTTTCACCGTCTACCGGCTCGAAACCGTCCGTCTGGGGCTGTCCGGGCTGGTCACAGAACTGCTGCATAATGTCGATGCCCTGCTGCACCCACCGGGCAGCAACAAGCCCGCCAACGACAACGCCCTCGACGTTATGCAGGTTCCAGTAGGTTGTACCGTTCGCGCCGGTATTGCTTTTCAGCTCGCCGCCGCAAATCTCGACAAAATCACCCTTCTGAAGGAGGCCGTCCCACTTGTCGAGATCGCTCCAAATACAGCACTCGACAAACATATTGCTTCGGTTGCCGGAGGCATCTTTTGTACTATGAGCCTTGACGCTCAAGCTGAGGAACGGCTTTCCGGTCTTCGTTTCCTTTAGACTAGGGTCGCGAGAGAGGGTTCCGGTGATCTTCGTCCCGGTCTTTGTCTGAATAATCATTCGGCATCACCGCCAAACGGATCATCGTTGGTGTCGGTGGTTTCGACTGCAAACGGTTCGGGCTGCTCTTTTTTCGGCTTCAGCTTGCGAGGCTGCATAGCGCTGATTTCGGGCTGCTCGTTCTCGACCTCGCGGTAGGATGCTTCTGCAGCTACCGGAACCTCGCTCTCATCGTAGAGGCTGCCAAACGTGGCCGGGAAGGATTCGCGCAGCGCGTGAACCAGCGCTACCTTGCGAATCATGGTCGCGGGCTTCGTCACCCACATGGATTTCTTGGTGTCGTACTCGCTCAGCTTCACTTCCTCGTAGAAGGGGCGGCTGCGGTCCTTGCGGTAGGCTTTAGCCCAGCCGCCGACCAGCTGCTCGTCCTCGTAGACGATAGAGCCTTCGCGGTGGATAATCTCGCCGACTTCCGGCACGAATACGATAACGCCAGCTTCAAATCCGTCATACTGCGGATGACGCTCGGCCATCTTCATGTAACAGGTCTTGCCCAGCACGATGGTGGAAGCGGTATCGCCGTTCTTGTTGTCGTAGTGGATAAGATAGGCTTCCTTGGTAAAGGGGTTGAGGTGGTACTGCTTGCAGGTCTCCAAGAAGATGCGGCACTCTGCGAAGGTCGCATCCTTGCAGATGAAGTTCCGCACCTCGTCAAACGTGACGGTCAGATGCTGGCCGTCCATGCTTTCAATCTCGACCGGCTTAGATTCTGCGACCGGCTGCATCGCCTCGGTCTGCTTGACCTGAGCAGCGAAGGAGCGACTCTGAACTGTGGTAGTAGTATTCGGCGCAGCAGCGCCAGTGCGTGAAGTGAAACCCATTTTTGTTACCTCCTAGAATGTTGAAGATTATTTGATGCTGCCGAAATCGAACCCGCGTTCTTTGGCAGCGTTGCGGAACCATGCAATGTCCTCTTTGGTGAACTCGACCCAGAAGTAATAGCGCTTGCGGGAGGGAACCTCCTGTGCAGCAGAGAAGCTTTGCATCGCTTCCGTGTCCAGACGACCTTCCGGCGTGATAAATGCGTTTGCCTGCGTTGCAGCAGCGGCTCTCGCTTTCATCTCGCGTTCTTCTGCAGTCGGGGGAATAATTACCGGAGCGGCGGCCCGCGCCAGCTCTGCCACCTTTCTTGCGGCCTCTGCCTCCCTCTGTGCCTGCCGGGACTTCTCGCGGCGGTTATGCTCGCGAACGGCTTCGTTGGTGCTCAGGTTGCGCAGGTATTCGGTGGTGCAGGGTTCGACGTCTTCTCCGCAGTTCTCGCGGATGAATTCCAAATCGCTGCGGATGTTCTCGATGGACTGGCACAGGGACTTTTTTGCCTCCGCAATGGCGAACGTCTTGTTCAGCCAATGGCTGTCTAACAGGCGCTCAAACGGAATAAGCGGTTCCAACTCGCCGATGTTGTCCCGGTAGATCAGGCGCAGGGTAGAAGCCTTTTCTTCCTTTTCGGCGGCCTCCACAGCCTTGACCTGTGCGTCAATCGCTCCGGAAATCTCCTTGCATTTGCCCTGCATCTCCTTGATGCTCTGCTGGAAATCTTCCAGCGGCTTCATGTAGAGCTTCTTCGCTGCCGTGGCAGCAGCTCCAAGCTGCTTATCCCAACCGTTGACCTTTGCCCGGTCCTCCTTGGCGCTCTTGATGCTCTCCGGGGTGTAGACCCGGCCTTTGTAGGCCGCCAACATCTCGTCAAGGTTCCGTTCAACCTCGTCCTTGTTCCAGCTCATGGCCGGAATTGCCGGGCGCTCCACCCGGACGGTCAATTCATTTTCCATCTGTAAAAACCTCCGATTTTGTGATATCATCGGGGTGATGGGGCTTTCAAATTCCATCAACCCTTGCAGCCTGTCGGTGTTGCTGCACCGGCGGGCTTTTTGCTTTTGTTTGAGCAGCCTCTTGTGGCAGGCGGTGGCAGACTGTCCACCTCGTCGCGCTTTATGACTTCTTGAAAAAAGGAATACTTGTGCGGATTTCTCTTTTTCTTGCGGCAATGATAAACCGATGATGCAAAACTGTTTGCGCTTTTATAGCCGAGCCGCCGGGCGCACATATCAGATGTGCCGGATGCAAGCAGATTGCCAGTTTTTGCATCGTACACGGTGTACCACATGACATGGTGAACAGTGTCAGGCATACGTTATCTCCCCGGATTCCTCTTGCAGCATCTCCCGCACGTTGTCCATTTCTTCGGCGCACATCTCCCAGACGTTTGCCCGTGCGGAGTATCCAGCCCGAACAACAATGTCATCTGAGGCTTCGGCTTCTCGCCTGCAACGTTCGGCAAGCCGCGTGTAGGATTTGACTTTGCCCTCAACGTACTCTTTGGCCGTCATCATGCCCCACGCTCCTGATTCTCCGGATACTCCGGGTTGCGGGCGTGGGTGCGGTTGATCTTGCCGCACTTGCGCCGCTTTGCGGCTCTCTCCCTGTCCTCTGCGGAAAAGCCCAGACGAGCCAGCAGAACAGCGGCCAAAATCAGCACCAGCGACACCGAAAACAGCGTGCCGGAGATGTATCCGGTGGTCTGTGCGGTGCCCTCTGCACCCATAGCTGCGCCCATTCCAACGCCGACTAAAATGACAGCCAGCCAGTAGTAAGTAGTGGATTTGATCTTCATGCGGATTCTCCTTTCTCAAGTGAGGGGAAAAACAGTTCCCCAATCTCATCCTGTCGGATGTCCAGCAGTTCACACATTGCTGTGATCTCTGCGCTTGTCCACGGATTGTGCCCCTGCATCCTGCCGCTCATGGTGTCCCGGCCAATGCCGATATACTTGGCGACTTCCTGATCGCGGTAGCCGCAGCTGTGGAACCGGCCCCGAAGTTTCCAGTACGGAATCTGCCGGAAGGTGCCCTGTACGACATTCATCATGCTTTTTCAACCTCTTTTCTTTGATATGCTCCAACCGTTCAGGCTGCCTTGCATCCCAGCGCTGTTCGAGCCAGCGCTTGTTGTAGTGCTTCTTCACGGTTAAGCCTCCACAAACTCGCCATTTTTGAGGGTATAGTAAACGTTTTCTCTGATGGCAGAACCGTCCACGCGGGCCATTTTGGCACAGATCATGTGACCGTCATCATCGTGCTCGGTCAGCACCAGATAGCAGCCCAGTGCGCCGCACGCCTTACCGCAAGCACCGTTTACAACGGCAATGCTATCTTTTCCGTCTGCTTTTGCGCTGCAATAAGACCCAGTGGCTGCCGCTGTGCTGTAATTGCCGCTGGAGCCCGCCGTGCTGGAATAGCCGCTGGAGCCCGCCGTGCTGTAATTGCCGCTGGAGCCCGCCGTGCTGGAATCGCCGCTGGAGCCCGCCG